AAAGGGGAGGACGCAACGTATAGCGCCTGCCAGTCCGTACGGATCCTGAACCCGCCGAGAGGACCGTGAGCGCCATGCCTCCGATCCCCAAGCGGTCGGATCAGCGTCGCCGTCGGAACGCGGTGGAGGGCCTTACGACGGGCGCAGCGCGTCCCGCTGTGCGGCCCGAGCCCGACGACCACTGGCATGAGCTCGCCCGGGACTGGTTCGTGTCCCTCGGGGAGTCGGGGCAGTCCGACTACTACCAGGCCAGCGACTGGCAGCAGGCGCGGGTGTGGGCGGAGATCCTGTCCCGCCAGATGCAGGCCGGTCGGATGTCGTCGCAGCTGGTCATGGCATGGGCTTCGGGCGCGACGGAACTCCTGACAACCGAGGGCGCGCGGCGCCGGTTGCGGCTGGAGCTGGAGCGGATGCCCGCCGCGCCCGACGGTCCCGATGAGGTGGAGGACGAGCTTGACGCTCATCGCACCCGCCGCTCCGGGAAGCCGTCTCGTGACGTTGCCGGAGGATCTGCCTGAGCTGTCGCTCGGCTACGCCGCTGCGGCGTGGGCGATGCGGAACCTGCTGCACCCGAACGGGCCGCGGGCCGGTCAGCCGTGGCGGTTCACCGAGGGCCAGCTGGACTTCCTGCTGCACTGGTACGCGGTCGACGAGAGCGGGCGCTGGCTGTATCAGCACGGGGTGCGCCGGCTGGCGAAGGGCTCGGGTAAGTCGCCGTTCGCCGCGGTCGTTGCACTGATCGAGCTGTGCGGGCCCGTCCGGCTGGCCGACTTCGATGCGAAGGCCCGCGGCGGGTGCGTCGGCAAGCCGATGGACATGCCGCTGGTGCAGATCGCGGCGACCGCGGAGTCGCAGACGGCGAACACCATGAGGATGGTGCGTGCGCTTGCCCCGAAGGGCTCGAAGGTCGTCAACGAGCACGCCCTGGACCCTGGCCTCACCCGCTACTACAAGGCTCCGGTGGGCACGCTCGAGGTCATCACGTCCTCGGCGAACGCCGCAGAAGGTGCCGAGTCGACGTTCGTAGTCGCCGACGAGACCGAGCACTGGACGCCGACCAACGGCGGCCCGGAGTTGTCGAACACGCTGCTGGACAACCTGACCAAGTCCGGGTCGCGGATGCTGGAGACCTGCAACGCCTGGGTTCCCGGCCTGCAGTCGGTGGCCGAGGAGTCCTACGCCGCGTGGGTGGCGCAGGAGGAGGGCCGGGTGCGTGGCACCGGCCGGATGCTGTACGACGCCCGGATCGCCCCGTGGGACACCGACCTGGCGGACGAGGAGTCGCTGCGCGCCGGCCTGGAGTTCGTGTACGCGGACTGCTGGTGGCAGGACATCGACCCGATCATCGGCCGGATCTGGTCACCGAAGGCGAAGCCGGACGACTCGCGGCGCAAGTATCTGAACCAGCCGACCGCGGCGATCGATGCGTGGGTGACACCGCAGGCGTGGGCCCGGTGCGCCCAGCCGGAGCGGGCCGTCGAGCCCGGTGAGCCGATCGCCATGTTCTTCGACGGCTCCCGTTCCCGGGACGCGACCGCGCTGATCGGCTGCTGCATGGCCGACGGGCACGTGTTCTCCCTCGGCACCTGGGAACCCGACCCGGCGCACGACACCGTCGACGTGGTCGACGTGGCCGCCGTCGATGCGGCTGTCGCCCGGGCGTTCGAGAAGTACGACGTCGTCGGGTTCTTCGCCGACGTCAAGGAGTGGGAAGGCTTCACCAAGGTCTCCTGGCCGACCGCCTACGAACCGAAGCTGCTCGTCCACTCGGTGCCCGGCGGCAAGGACCCGCAGTCGATCGCGTGGGACATGCGATCCCGGGTCTACGAGTTCGGTGTCGCCTGCGAACTCACCGAGGCCGAGATCAACGACGGGTCGCTGACCCACGACGGAAGCGCGGTGCTGTCACGACACGTCGGGAACGCGCGCCGGCACCCGACCCGGGGTGTGGTGACGCTCCGGAAGGACTCCCCGGACTCGCCCCGCAAGATCGACGCTGCGGTGGCGATGGTGGGTGCGCGGATGACACGCCGGACGGTCCTGGCGTCGAAGGAGTGGCAGCGAAGGCTGCACCGCTCGACGGGGCGCGGTCGAGTGATCGCGCTGAGCTGATGGCCGAAACCGATCCGAACCTGATCACGACCAAGGGCATCCCGGTGGTTCTCAACCCGCCGGTTGTCGGCTGACCGCGAAGGGAGCCCGGTGACCCTGCCCAGCGTCTCACTGCTCCCCGCCCAGGTCGGCGCCACCTTCCCAGCGCCGTCGATCCCGGAGCTGTCCGACGACGAGCAGCGCCTGGTCACCGGCCTGTCGACGAAGCTCACCTACCTGAGCTCGCCGATGCTCGTGCACAACGCCTACTACAACGGCACGCAGCGGCTGCAGGATCTCGGCATCCTCATCCCGCCGCAGCTGTCCGGGGTGCGGACCGTGGTCGACTGGCCCCGCCGCTGCATCGACCCCCTGCTCCGCCGGTCGATCCCCGACGGCTTCCGGCTGCCCGACGCCACGGACGTCGACGAGGAACTGTGGCAGCACTGGCAGGCCAACGACCTCGACGCAGAGATCCCGCTGGCCTTCCTCGACGCCCTGGTGTTCGGCCGGTCCTACGCGGTCGTGGGAAGCCCCGACGAGCCCGGCGACAGCCCGCTGATCACGGTCGAGTCGCCGCTGAACATGGCGATGACGTGGGACCCGCGCACCCGCAAGCCCACCGCCGCCTACCAGGCGTATGAGGTGGAGGGCGTCTTCCGGGCGGTCCTCTACACCCCGGATCAGACGGTTTCCATGTCGAGGGAGAGCCCGTCCGGTTCCGGCTGGACCGTGGACTCCCGCGACGTGCACAACTTCGGCGAGGTGCCTGTCGTCCGGTTCGTGAACCGGGCGCGCACCGCCGACCGCGAGGGCCGTTCGGAGATCACCCCGGCGATCATGTCGACCACCGACTCGGCGTGCCGGTCGCTGCTGGGCATGGAGATCGCCCGCGAGTTCTACAGCATCCCGCACCGCTACATTATGGGCGCGCAGGAGTCGGACTTCGTCGACCCGTCTGGTAACCCGAAGACGGCGATGCAGATGACGATGTCGAAGTTCCTCGCCTTCGAGCGCGACGAGGAAGGCAACGTGCCGACCGTCGGGCAGTTCACCGCCTTCGACCCGTCGGTGTTCACGAAGATCATCGACTCGCACGCGCAGCAGATGGCCGCCGCGACCGGATACCCGCCGTCCTACTTCGGCCTGACCACCACGGCGAACCCGGCGTCAGCGGATGCGATCCGACTGGCTGAGAACGGGCTGGTGGAGCGGGCCCGCGAGGTGCAGAACCAGTTCTCCGGGCCGCTGGAGAACCTGATGCGACTGGCGTGGCGGTTCGCCAACAACGGCCAGAAGGTTCCGCAGGAGATGCAACTCCTGGAGACGGACTGGCTGGACCCGAAGACCCCGACCCCGGCGGCGACGACCGATGCGATCTACAAGCAGATCACTGCGGGTTCGATCCCGGCGACGTCGGATGTGACGTTGAAGGCGCTGGGCTGGTCCGGTGTGGAGCGTGCCCGGCTCGAGGTGGACCGCAAGGTCGACGCGGGCGCCTCGGTGCTCGCCGAGCTGGCGACCAGCCTGCAGGCCAAGGAGGCGCGGGTCGACATGACGGTCGCCCGGGACATCAGCCCGGCCGCAGCGAAGGCTGCCCCTGTCGTCAACCCCGCGACCGGCCAGGCGACGGCGGCTCCCAGTGTCCAGCCCCCAGCAGCCCCCGCCCCCTGATCCGCAGGCCGCCCAGGCGGGCCTGGCGGTCGCGGTGGGCCTGGCGATAGCGAAGCTGTGGCCGTCGCTGGACCTGCTGCACCTGAGGCAGTCGCTGCCGGCGTTCAAGGCTGCGGTTGCGGTGGAGGTTCAGCGTTACGCGCAGGCGTCGGCGACACTCGCGGTCCGGCAGTACCGGCAGGAGCGCGTTGCCGCCGGCGTGGGCGGCGGGTTCACCCCGGTCCCGGCGGATCCACCGCCTGTGGAGCAGATCGCACAGGCTGTGGATTGGGCGCTGCAGCCGCTGTGGAA